AGGAAGTTGTTGTCGGGACGTTGGACAAAATGATTGCTGACGGTAAAATTATAGGATGGACGGCCCGCTGCACCCCAGCCCGTAAGCCAGAGGATGCAACGCTATGAGCCTCGGAACAATTGATACTGCGGTGACTAGATTGGAAGTTCAGGTCGAGCGGCTTGAAGCCGATATGAGCGAATTGAAGCAGGACGTTAAGGCTATCCGTGCGCAACTTGATACTGCTGCCGGTGGTTGGCGTGCGTTCCTGATGGTTGGAAGCGCATTCGCCGCCATTGGCGCGATTGCCGCTAAAGCATTTTGGAGGTAGCCATGATCAATGATGCTGGCCTCTCGCTAATTAAGAAATTTGAAGGATGCCGACTGGAAGCCTATAAGGATGCGGTCGGGGTCTGGACTATTGGATATGGGCATACAACGGCGGCGGGGCCGCCGACCGTAACGCCAACACTGAAGATTACAGAGGGTGTCGCCAATCGACTTCTTCTTGAGGATCTTGCCAAGTATGAAGATGCCGTAAAGAGGTGCATCAAGGTTCGCATCTCTAATAATGCTTTCGCGGCCTGCGTTTCTCTTTGCTTCAACATCGGCCCCGGAAACTTTGCTAAGAGTTCCGTTGTTAAGTCAATCAATGCCGGTAACATGGAAGAGGCTGCTCGCCGCTTCATGCTCTGGAACAAGGCTGGCGGAAAGGTTCTTCCGGGCCTGACTCGTCGCCGCGCTGCCGAGGCCGCTCTGTTCATGACCCCGGACGATGTAGCAGACCCCGCCTCTGTCGATACGATTGAATCAACAACGGCGGCAGAGCCACCGACCGGGAAGCCCGTCATGGCTTCTATGACAAACGTGGCCGCTGGCGGTGCCGGTGCGGCAGCCGCAGTAGGGGTTATCGCTGATGTAGCGACATCAGCCGCTGGTGCAGCAACCTCTGTTAGGACGATCTGGGACTCTCTGGGATCCATCGCCCCGATTGTTGCTAGTGTTATTGTTATCGCCTGTGCGGGGTTTATTATTTACCAACGCATTATGAAGTCAAAGGATGACGGGGTATGATCTCGTTTCTGCTTTCTCCAATCTATCGGATTGCCGGTATTGTTGCGGCAGTCCTGATTGCCATTGGTGCAATCTATTCCAAGGGCCGTTCTGACGCAAACTCCCGCAATAAACTCAAAGACTACAAGGCTACCCAAGATGCCATTGAAAAAGCTACTGCCGCTCGCCGTGCTGCTAACGCTTCCGGCCTGCACAACAACGATGGGTATAAGCGGGACTGATTCCGCTTGTCTGTCTTTCGAACCAATTAGTTGGTCATCTCGGGATACCGACGAGACTGTCCGGCAGGTAAAAGAACATAACGCGGTATGGAAGGCTCTGTGTAAATAATGGCTATCGGCAGATCAATGCAGACCAAGCAGCAGATGGGCGGCAAGAAGTCCCCCAAGATTGCTAAGGTCATGAAAGAATTTAAGGCTGGTAAACTCCACAGCGGATCTAAGAAGGGTCCGCTCGTCAAGAACAAGAAGCAGGCAGTTGCCATCGCTCTTAGCGAGGCTAACGTAGGAAAGAAGAAATAATGGCTGATATTTCAGAGTCTGATAAGCTTGGAATGGCTGCTCTGGCGGCCTCTATTGCGTCTCGTCCAAAGGCTGCAAAGCCAAAGCCGCGTAAGGTCAAGGCGGCACCGCCTCCCATGCGCGAAATTACAGCGAAGGACGTTGACTCTGGTATTGTCTCTATTGGCGACGCCAATGACGAAGCCGGTATTAAGGCGATGCAGGGATACAAGAATGGCGGAATGATTGATCGTGCCGCTATTCGTGGAAAGACCAAAGGCAAAATTTGCTAAGGAGCCAACATGGCCCGTGGTGATGGAAAAGCTATTCGTGGCAAAACAAAGAGCTTCGGTTCTGAAAAACCCCGTTACACCAAATCTGGTGTGCGGAAGATGGCCTATGGCGGAAACCCCGGCGATCTGGCCGGTGGCGGGTTTGGAACCGGGAATACCGGGCTGAGTTCATCCGGAAGTTCGCCGTCCTCTGACAATGGATTTCGTGACAGCAGTTCTGTCGGAAGTTATGGCGGCTCTAGCCAAGGCGGTGGTGGAGGGTATTCGACCGGCTCAAGCTCCGGTTCTGGCGGCAGTGGTCAGGGCCAAACCGGATATCGCAGTAGCACATCTGCCGCAATTAGTGCAGGTTCCAGCGGTGGAAGCGGTAGCACTTCTGCACGCATATCTGGTGTAAGTGCGGGCAGCATTGCCTCTTCATCTCGCGCCGGTACATCTGCTGCAAATATTTCTGCTGGCAGAAACCCCGGTGACATTGCTAGTGGCGGGTATGGGACGGGGAATATTGGATCAAGTTCGTTGTCTTCAGCGGCGATTAGATCTGCCACTCAAGCTGCTTCTGCATCTAGCCCAACAGGTCTGCGCGGAACAGCCGGAAGTTACCAGCCTTCTAGCGTTCAGGTTTCTCCGGTTGCGGGATATGGAGCCGGTTATTCTGGTGCTATTGATGCCCGTACAGTTATGCCGGGGAATGTTTCATTTAATCAAGTTCCAGCCACCGTTCCATTTGCTGAGTCAATCTTGGGTAAAAAAATGCTCGCCAAGAGCGCAAATGTGATGTCTTACCCAGAGGCAATTTCTTTGCAGGCGCAACTTCCTAGAGGAAGATATGTTAGGTCTTATACAGAGGCCGAAATTGATCCAACACAATACGATACCTATGGTATTAGAGTTGCAAACCCATTTACTGGTAGGCCCGTCTCTGGATATGTTGGTATCCAAAAAGGTACAACGGGAATGGGGATGAGAAATGTCGGGCAGTGGAATCCATCAACCGACTCAGCCACTCCTACCAGTGACTTTAGGGGACTTCCGAATCCCAATCAATCTACTGCAACGCGCAATTACTCGTCTGGATACCAGTCTGCCTCAGAGGCGGGACCATCAATGACATCTGCGTCTGACTATAGGGTTGGACCGATTGCCGAATTTACATCGCGTTCGTCTGTCCCCATTGGCACGCCCGGACTTTTTTCTCCTAAATCAATCACTGGTAGGCTGACGCAGGAAGAGATTGATAACAGCATTCCGGCAATTGATGTTGCTGATGTTGGGCCTAGATTCAATATGCTTGGCCGACCAAGCACACCTGTGACAGCGGGTGGCACTCCGTATTCTGACGTTTTTGGTTCTACATCTAAGATAATCAATGATCGTCTGGCTGATGAGCCGCCAGAGCCGGGCCCAATTACTCCGGCGGGCGCTAGAATTTTAACAGGGTCCGTCCGTGGCGGAACCCCGCAGGGTTATGTTACGGCGTCACAACCTTCGCAGTCGCAAGCCACACTTTCATCCGATAGTCCCGGCTTTTGGGAAGGTCTTGCGCAAACTGTTTTTGGCACGGCACCTACAACACAGCAATCAACATCTGTCGCCAGATCGACTGGCGTCACAACTCCAGCATACAACCCAACTTCGGTTAGGTTGACTACGGATATTCCCGCTTCTTCAACGCGCTCTTCAATCCAAAGATCTTCCAATCCGGGCTTTAATACTTATGGTGCGGGATCTTACCCAACCCCAGAATCTGCACCCGCGAGGTCTCCCCTAAACACATCAAATGTTGTTGCAGCCGCTGCGGGCGCATACCCCACTCGTGGTGATGGCGGTCAGGATGATTATCTTTTGCGCCGTCGTAGGAGCTTGCTTGCCCAACAGGCGGCTGATGATCAAATGACAAGTGGAACATCTGCCATGCGTAATGGCGGAAGAGCAAATGGCCTTGCCCAACGTGGTTGGACAAAAGGTAAATTTAGATAATAGGGTTCCCAAATGGCAAAGAAAAGCGACGAATACAAGGGCGATTACAAGTGGCGCGTTGGTGCCGATGGGAATCGTTACAACTTTAATGTTACAGATAGCGCGCCAAGGAAAGCATCGGCGGCAACTAAAAAGTCAGCGCCATCTGCGAAGACTAATTCGGCACCTGCACCAGAGCCAAAGAAGCCAGCAGTTTCGGCACCTGCACCAGAGCCAAAGAAGCCAGCAGTTTCGGACCTGAGCGGTGGTGCCGGGCTCAGGAAGTCACCAAGCGAAACCATTGCCTCAACACCAAGCGGTAGCAAGAAGGTTGGCAGTTATGGTGGATCCATAGGTGCGTTTGGTCGCGGTGCCGCCAACATGCTTGGTGGAGATTATGTTGCAGCCGCTGGTGACTATGCCGTTAAGAAACTTCTTGGTCGCGATACAACTTACAAAAAAGAACTTGATCAGGAGCGTGAGAAAACCGAAGCGGCCCTCTCTAAGGATACAGCCCCATACGTTTCTGGCGCTGCCGGAATGACTGCGCTTCTTGCTGGCAAGGCATACAAGGCTGGTGTTGCAGGTCGCCCATCTGCTTCGGGTGCGGCTTCTCCGAAGGCTTTGCCTGCGCCACAAAAGGCATTGCCAGCCCCACAGAAAGCATTGCCAGCCCCACAGAAGCGTCTCCCCGGACCAAGGCCGTCTGGCACAAGTGGCAATAAGGCTTATCCTTCTCTTTGGGATAAGACGATGGGCGGACCCTCTCGATTCAAGGGTGGCGGAAGCGTTCGCGGTGATGGAGTTTGCCGCGTTAAAACTAAGGGACGAACCCTCTAATGGCGAGCAAAACGCCTAAAAATGCTATTGGTACGAACGCTTGGATTGCTCCCAAAAAACACAAGCGGCGTAGCGCACCAAAACCCCGTAGACACTCCAAGTCCCTTGGGCCAAAGAGTGACATGAAACGGGATCGCGGCAAGCACTAACAGAGTTGGGAAGTGCATCATTTGGGTTGGCGGGCTGTATACGAACCCAGTGTGGTCATCAGCCGGGGATGCACACTTACCGATTTATAGGGTGGTATATCCAACCTATGATATAATCGGTCATAAACAGGTATAATCAATGACAACCAGCGGCACAGCCACATTCAATCTTGACATTGCCGAGATCGCGGAGGAGGCGTATGAGCGCGCTGGCCTCGAATTGCGGTCTGGCTATGACATGCGCACAGCACGCCGTAGTCTCAATCTGCTTGCTGCAGAGTGGTCTAACCTTGGGTTGAACCTTTGGACAATAGCAACCGACTCTGTTTTGCTGACCCCGGGAACCGCAACCTACACTCTTCCGGCAGACACCATTGATGTTATTGAGCATGTGATCCGGACTAATAACGCCGGTCAGAATACAGACCTAAACATGCAGCGTATTTCGGTTTCCGATTACGCCGCCATTCCGGTCAAGACAGCACCCGGTTTCCCGCTCCAAATTTACGTCAACAGGCAGATTTCGCCTACGATGACGGTCTGGCCCGTTCCAGATAGTTCGCAACCCTACACGCTCGTTTATTGGTATCTGCGCCGTATTCAGGACACAGGCACTTCTGCCGCTAATACTTCTGACATTCCGGTGCGGTTTCTGCCAGCCCTCGTTTCTGGTCTGGCCTACTACATCGCCCTCAAAAACCCCGAGGCTTCAGACCGGGTCCAGATGCTGAAGAGCATCTATGAGGAGCAGTTCCAGCTTGCTGCCTCAGAGGACCGCGACCGGGCCCCTGATCGCTTCCTTCCCTTCATGGGCTTTGGGGGCTACTAATGAGTGTTCCGTATGCCAGAGGTAAACGGGCGTTCGGGTTTTGTGATCGCTGCGGGTTCCGTGCGGATCTCGCGAAGCTATTCTTCCAGCCCGTTAAGGGTCGGAATACAAACCTGAAGGTCTGCCGGGAATGCTTGGACAGGGATCATCCGCAGTTGTTCCTTGGTATGTTCCCGATTAATGATCCGCAGGCCCTCTACCAACCCCGCCCAGATACGGGTAAGATCCCAAGCGAGGCACTGTTCGGGTGGATTGACGTTGTTGAACTTATGCAAAACAACAGCGTTGGTGGTATTGTTGGAAATAACGCAGTTTACATGCAAGGTCTCATTGGGCAGGTGTTCATTGAGATTGATGGAAAATACAGCCCAGACCTTTAGGAGATAGAAGATGAAGGGTAAGACAGGAAAGCCCGCCATGCGTGGCGGCGGATTGGCCCGCAAGGGCATGGGTGCCGCACTCAAGGGTGGCGGAATGGCTCGTAAGGGTACTGGCTCTAACGCGATGCCGGGTGGCAAAACCCCGCGTATGGCTGTTGGCGGCACTCCCCCGGTCGAGGCTGGTCGCGGCATGGGTATGCGCCCAGCGACACCTCCGGGCATGGCCAATCGCCCAGAGGGTCGTCCGATGCCTCCGGGCCTTGCTAACCGCCCAGCGACACCTCCGGGTCTTGCTAACCGTCCGGCTCCGGGGACAAAGACGCTCCGCACAGGACGCGGCCCTGATCGCGCTCCCGGCACAAAAACTCTCCGGACAATGGGCCGTGGCCGTTTGGGAACTACTCCAACAGCTACAACTACTCCGGCGGCAACAACCCCGACTGTAGCACCTGTCGCAACCCCAGCGGTTCAGCCGGTAAGCTCTTATAAAAAGGGTGGCAAGGTTAAGAAGATGGCCTTTGGTGGCCCATCTACTGCTCCGGGAACGCCCCCAAGCACTATGGGAGCCCGCCCATCTGCCGGAACTGGAACCGTTTCCGGTCCCCAGAACACAATGCCGCGTGGCCTTCAGGGTCGTCCTCTTCCTCCGGGCCCCGCTGGCCGGACGCCAACAGCCGGATTGGGAAGTACCGGATTGGGAAGTACCGGATTGGGAAGTATTGGCACGCCAATCATTGGTACGCCCATTATTGGTCAGCCAATCAACCAATCACCTATAATGTATTATAAAAAGGGTGGCAAAGTTAAGGCTTATGCCAAGGGCGGCGCAGTCAAGATGACTGCCGGTGCCGGTTCTGGTTCCGGCCGCCTTGAGAAGGTAGCCGCTCATAAATCTTCGCCACGCGTAAAGGCCGTTGGCCTTAAGAAGGGCGGAAAGGTTCGGGGTAAGTAATATGGCAAAGAATGAACTTGAAAAACTGACCAAGGGGCAGAAGAAAGAAAATGTTGCTCTCATTGAAGGCGGCATGTCTATGGGCGTTTATTCTGGTCTTATGCCTAAGATTGAAAAAACACACACCATGCGCGGTTTCGGTGCCGCAACCAAGGGTAAGACATTTTCCAAGAACGGCTGATAAATGAACTATACCCAACTGAAGGAACAGATCTGGGCCTATCTGCAAACAGATAATGATGGGCTTGGAGGCACGCTAACCGACAACACCACCATGACGGATACAATTATCCGGCAGGCGGAAGAGCGTATTGTTCGTTCAGTTCAACTTCCTTACTTCCGGAAGAATGTCACTGGTAACGCAACGACAAACAACCAGTATCTTGCTGCCCCGTCAGATTTCCTTTCTGCGTACTCTCTGGCGGTGATTGTTGCAGGTGAGCAGACATATCTTCTTCCAAAGGATGTTGCGTTTATACGCGAGGCATATCCACAGGCAACCCCGCCTCTGGGGTCCACGCAAGTTCCAAGGTACTACGCCCTGTTTGATGAGAACACACTTCTCTTGGGGCCAACCCCGACAGACAACTACGGTATGGAACTCCACTACTACTACGAGCCAGCGTCCATTGTTGATACAGGGACAAGTTGGCTTGGCGACAATGCTGAAAACGCGCTTCTGTACGGGTGCCTTGTTGAGGCTTACACCGTACTTAAGGGTGAGGCAGATCTTATGACCATGTATGCTGAGCGTTACAATGACGCCATCACACAACTTAAGACTCTGGGCGAGGGACGCGACCGCTCCGACACTTATCGTAACGGCGAATCGCGGATTAAACCAAACTGATGTTTGACTCAACCGGGAGCATCGGCTCCGTGTTTGTGGAGACCACGAGTGGTCGTGGATCCACGGCAGAAGAGTGGACAGAGCGTCTACTCAACAAGCTAATTCACATCGCGGATACTGCGCCGCCTGAAATTAAAGAACAGGCAATTGCGTTCCGAGATGCGATGCGTCCTGTTATCCTTTACTACATTAAACAGGCAATCAACAGCGACAGGACAACACTGGCCGCGAAACTCAAAGAAGCCGGTCACGATAATGTGGCTGACTTCATCCATAAGATCTAAGGAGAACTCCCTTGGCTATTTCTCAGGCAATGTGTACCTCGTTCAAGGTTGAACTCCTGACGGCTACACATAACTTCACAAACTCTACTGGCGATGTCTTTAAGATCGCGCTTTACACCTCGTCTGCCACGCTTGGCGCGACGACAACTGCGTATACCACAAGTAATGAAGTAACCGGAACGGGGTACACTGCCGGTGGTAACACGCTTACGAACGTGACCCCGACTTCCTCGGGAACGACGGCTTACACAGACTTTGCGGATACGACTTGGACAAGCTCGACAATCACCGCCAACGGCGCTCTGATTTACAACAGTTCAAAGTCAAACAAGGCTGTTGCTGTTCTTGCATTCGGTGCCGATAAGACATCGACCTCTGGTGATTTTACCATTATCTTCCCGACGGCAGACGCAACAAGCGCCATCATCCGCATCGCCTGATAAAGGTGACGCATGACTGTCTCTCTTAAGCATCAATTCACATCGGCAGTTGCCGATAGTGGGGACACTTCGCTCGTCCAGCCTTCAAACTGGAATGCCGAGCACACCCTTACGCTTGCCACAAACAGGCTGCTTGGGAGGACTACGGCTGGGACTGGAGCCGTTGAGGAGATTTCCGCAGGGACTGGCCTGAGCCTTTCTAGTGGAACTTTGGCTGTCAGCACTGTTCCGCTTGCAAATGGCGGAACGGGCGCGACAACACAGGCTGATGCTGCAAATGCCATCCTTCCGTCACAGACTGGAAACAATGGCAAATACCTGACTACAGATGGCTCAAATGTATCTTGGGCCACGGTGTCATCCGCATCTGGTGTCACCAGCTTTTCAGCAGGCACAACTGGATTTACACCAAGCACGGCGACAACGGGGGCCATAACTCTTGCTGGCACCTTAATTGTCGGTAATGGCGGAACGGGCGCTACAACACTCACCTCAAATGGCATTCTTTATGGAAACGCCACAAGTGCGATTGGGGCGACTGCCGCAGGCACAACGGGACAAATTCTTGTCGGCAACACCAGCGCCGCTCCATCTTGGTCTGCGGCTACTAGCGTTGCTGTTACATCAATAAATTTTGGTACAACCGGACTTACTCCATCTGCCGTTACGCAGGGTGCAGTTACAGTAGCGGGTACATTGGTTGCCGCCAATGGTGGAACGGGTCAGTCAAGCTATACCGTTGGAGACATTCTTTACGCATCGACAACAACAGCATTGTCGAAACTTGCTGATGTGGCTACCGGCAATGCTCTCATTTCTGGCGGAGTTGGGACCGCCCCAAGCTGGGGTAAGATTGGCCTAACAACCCATGTTAGCGGAACTCTTCCGGTAGCCAATGGTGGCACAAACGCGACGACCGCGAATGCAGCCCTTACAAACCTGACGACATGGACTTCCACCGCTACCGCTGCTGGGACGACGGTCCTTACAAATACCAGCACCTACTTCCAGTTCTTTACTGGAACATCCACTCAGACAATTACCCTCCCTGTCACAAGCACTCTTGCTACGGGGTGGACATTCCACATTGTCAATAATTCAACAGGAAACCTGACGGTAAACTCGTCCGGCGGAAACCTTGTTATCACTGTCATTCCCGGCACAACGGTAATGGCTACCTGCATCGGGACATCTCTGACTACAGCGGC